GTCTTCGCGCGGCAATATTCCGCGAGCAGAGGAGCAGAGTCAGGCGCAAAATAGTCGGCAGGCCGGCTAGAAACAACGGCCTTCCAGACAACTTGCTGATCAGGCGTCAATTCCGTAGGTGCATCAAGCAATCGTCCTATCTGCGGGACAATGGCTAGCGAAACGGCTGACTTTCTGCTCATTTATAGGACAATTGTTGAAATTTATCGCAGCGATTGGGTGCACACGCATCCGGACGATGTTAACGAAAAGTTCAAAGACCGCCCCCGCCTATGGATTCTGAATGGGGCTTCCGTCAATCTCACATCCGTTTGAGACCCTGAATCCTTTCGCCCGGTTCTGTTCACGCATGGTCTTCGAGCTATGGCAGGAATCGCATAGAGCCTGGAGATTCTCTCTTAGGTAGTCTTCGCGCCTGTCTGCTCTGCCGTTGATGTGGTCGACTTGCCTTGCCAAAACCCTGCGACCAATCTTCAGGCACTCTCGGCAATGCGGCTCCTCGACTAAGACACGATGACGGATAACGCGCCATTTGCCGCTGTTTGTTGCAAGGTATCTATCCGCCTGAAATGTTCGCATGGTCCTGTTCTGGCGTTGATTCCCAAGCTGGCCGCATTTCATTTTCAGCTGCTGATTCCTCATCGCTTAGAGTTTCAGCGAGCGCGACGATCAAATCGCTGAGCAGGCTATTCGTCCTGCGTTGTTCTGCGAGGATATCGCACAGAATCCGCTGCGTCAGAATGTCAGCTAGCGTTTCCATAAAGGAATATTCCGCATCTTGCGCGAAATTGTGCGCATAAATTCAAGCCATTTGCAAGAGGCTGTGAAAGAATTCTCGCACTCGATTGAATCCTTCGTCATGCAACCGCCAGAATTTCCGGCGGGACAGGCGCTGACCAAGCAAATATTCCGCATAGCGTCTGCGTTCTTCGGTCCACCTACCATTGCCGCAATAACACGCGCGCAGGACTATGGCGCTGGATGGAGATTCCTTGCGGATCTCGTTTACTACCATTTCAGTCATCCAAGCTTCGTCACTGATCGAGACTGTCTTCTGTGCCGTGCGCACATGATCCTTGTGCAATAGGTTCACGCGCGGATGCCCGAGCCATACCCCGCCTCCACGTATCTCAATGCCCCATTGGGATAGGCGGGATAATGTGTACGGTGTTAGCGTATCGACGTTCATTTGATCGCCTCCGCCGACTTGCCGCGGTCCAGTGCCTCGGCGCACGCTTGGCGCGACTGCTCGCACCGTTGCACCTTCTGATTGCACAAGTCCCGCAAAATCCTTTCTGCCTTCGCCGCGTCAATAGCCGAATCGGGGCTTGCCGTGACCATGACCGGATTGCGCTCCGTGCATTGATCGCACGCCTGCCGGCAGGACGGCGATTCGTGAACTTCAAACGGCTCGGGCTTCGTCCACAGACGGATGCCGCCGCACCCCGCCAAGAGCAGGCAGGACAGGCTAATGCTGAAGCGCATCGTTCGCATCGCGAATCCGCTCGTCGTCGAACTGGCAATCCTTCGGAAGCGCAGTCTTGTAGACGGTTGGCTTCAGGCTCGATAGCTTCGCGCTAATCGCGTTCTGCTCGCGCGAGATCGCGTCTACTTTCAGGCTGATAGCCAGGTTTTGGCTGTTGGCCGCTTGGTCTATCTCGGTCTGCTTAGCGTCATGCGCCGCCTGGGCTTTTGCGTTCGCCGCGTCGATGGCAGCCTTATCCTCCTGGTGAGCAGCAGCAACCGCTTCGTGCAGCGTTACCTCGTGCCATGCGAAAGCACTAACACCGACGAGGACGCAGAGCAGTATCCACGAACTGTGGGGCGAGTTCCAGATATCGCGGATGAACGCGAAGACGAACACTTATTTACCCCGAAGGTGATCGGAGAGAATCCAGACGACGAGGAGCCCGGACAGGATCATCCCGACCGTACCGAAAGCGTGCCAGCGGTTCGCCGCGTCTGTTGCGGCTGCCGCGGCCTTGCTTACGTCGTCGGTCGTAACGTGCGAAGCCGTGGCGGTTAGAGCACTACCAATCGCAGCAGCTCCCTTGACGACGACCGGATGCTTCCAGATCGGAGGCGGCTCGTCCGGAGTAATCGCGGCTCCGCGGACGAAGGCTCCGGCGACCCACTGCCCGCCCTCGGAGTTGCGGCGGTTTACCAGGCCGTCGTCGCGCTTGCCGTGGACGTTGACCCACTTGAGCATTTCGCCGGGGACGCAGGTATAACAGCCTGCGTTAAGTTTTTTCAGCAAAGTTGAACCGAGAAACGCCGGAACGCCAACGTTATAGACGAACGAGACGAGCGCGCCGAACTGGTTATCGTTGAGATCGACCTTGACGTTCTGCTCCACCGCGTCTTCGTAGGGCATAACCTCACGCGAAAACCACTGGTCAGCCTGTTCCTGCGTGATCGCCATCCCTTCGTGAACGCCATCCGTCTCGCCGTAGCCGATGGTCCAGACGCCGCCAACATCCTGATAAGCGTCGAGCTTGCAACCCTCGCGGGTCTTCAGGGCCGCGGCAGCGGCTGGGGTCATCTGGCGCGTGGTCATAGCACCTTCTTCCCGGCCGTAATCCGGTCGATAGCGGTCTTGATCTTCGCCTCAAGCCACTGCCAGCGCGCAGCTGATACGTGGGCCAGAGCCCATCCTACGGCGATGCAAACGAGGTAGATCATCCGATACCTCCCCTTTCGTGCTCGTCCGGTTCGATCTCCGAAGGCCATACGGATAACGCGACGATACCAGAAAGGATTATGCCAAACAGGAAACCGATGACGAACATGGTAAATGGATTCATCGAACGCCCCTACGTACGAGAAACAGATCCCACGCTATCGCTAAGGCCATCGCTAAGTACCCGATAAAGACGACGACGTATCTCACGACCGCATCATCTGCGCCAAGCGCGAACGGTCGCGGATATAGCGCATCAGGCTAGTCAAGGATTGGTAGAAGGCCGAGGCGTGTTCCTTGCTCTCGAACTCGTCTCTCCAATCGTGACCAGTCAGTCCACGGGCGGCTAGAGTAGAGAGTTCGAAGAGCCTCGCTTCTAGCGCCAGAAATTCCAGGGTCTTCGCTTCCAGTTGTTCGTTCGCGGCGCGAAGCAGAGACAGTGCTTCGGCTCTCTCGTGGACGATATGCGCCTGCTTCGTGTGATCCCTCGGTGGCAGCGCGTCCGTCGAGGCAGACCGCTGGAGCAAATCCTTGACCCGCCCGAACAGATTCATTCATTTTTTCCCCCTGCTCTTGCGCAGCAGTAGCATGCCATCGATATCTCTCGGCGCGTCGTTTCCATCATGTCGTGGTGATCGGATCGAAGTTCCTGACGGATTCGATCAAGTTCCGGACGTTCGACGCGGTTACGGTTTTCGTCAGAAAGACGCTCGTAGGTTGCGAGAGCAAGATGACCGGCACCGATAGCAAGCGAGAGGACGACGGCAAGCCGCGTCGTCGCCTCTCGGCGCTCTTCTGGCGGCCAATGCCGCATTTCAACCCTGATATCCGACGTTCAGATTATGCTGGAAGTCGGCGCAGATTTTGCCGTATTCCGAGCCGACCATCGAGACGTTAACGGTCGTCGATTGGTACGCGACGACTCCGGCAACCGGCTGACCTGCCGAATCAAGACCTGGAGCCGAAGCACCGACGATGAATTCCGGCCGGACATTCGCCGTACCGTTGTTGACCGCCTTAGCCTCCGTATCGTCGAGGTCGAAATACTTGCCGATATCGGCCAGCTGGGCGAAGTTGGCCTGCGGAGGAGTGAACCCCTGCTTGCCCTTGAAGAAGGCGTTCACGTACTTCTTCTGTTCCGGCCCCTGGTTGCCGAACTGCTGGATCACGGCAAACGCCTGCACGCGTTCGTCGGTTAGAATCTCGCCATTCGGACCGGGGACGCCGTAGAACTTGACCGGACCCGGCGTATAGGACGGCTGGTTGAGTTTGAAATGCATGGATAGTTTCTCCTATCTGGAAATAGGTGAGCCAAGCGCGTGTCAATCTGCGTTCATCGCATTACATGGGGTACGTTTAAGCCTCTGTAGGAGATTGCTGCGGCGCTCACGCGCGGCGTCTGTGTTCCCTTCTTCACGCTTGGCTCGTTGAAAAGAAAATGGCCCGTCTGACGAAGGTTTCGGAAGTAGTGCCGGAACCGAGCCGAACGGGCCATTGGGGAGAACCTGTTGTGTTCTGTGGACGCTAGCATATTCAGCAGAATATTTCTACATCCGTGCGCACTTCTTTTGACTTTCGATGCTCTACTGTGACGGTCACGCAATCGGGAGAGTCGTCAACGATGACGCCAAGGCCGCATGGATGCCGGCGACTGAGCGGCTGAAGAACGTCTAGCAGCGGCTTTACGCAAGCTGCCAAATTGTCGCCGTCCGGCTGCTTATACGAATACCTAACCACGATGATGCGCGCTTGCAGCATAGGCACGACCGGCATAGCTCCGAGCCGGAGTATCGCAATTTTTACGTGCCAACTGAGGTTTCGCTTGCTTTTTCGTCTGGCCTGCCAGTGTGACCGCAATTGCTCGTTGAGCAGCGGCAACCGAAGAGGCAGGCTGAAAGCAAGTCTTTTGGTCATGTCTGACTCACTTACCCCTTGGTTAATTGCAGTGCCTGATCAGCCGTAAAACCAGCATCCACATATGCCACGAACGAGGCATATTTGATTTTCGCCAGATGACCCTGCATCTCGATCAACGTCGGCATGTTGCGCTTGAGGTTTTCCATTTGCGCAATTAGCTTGTCTTTCTCGACATTAGGAATCTGCGTAAGCTTGCCGTTGTCTTCGCTCATGGCGAATATCCTTCACCGACCTGGGACATATCGAATACGCTACAGCCGATGCGCTCCAGCGTTCCAACGAGAGCGTTATGGTTCTGGTCCTTACGATGCCTCATTTGACTGACCGTAATCTGGCGGATTCGGAAGACCGCAAGGAAAGCGCCAGCCGAATAAGGACTGACGCCAGGTCCAAGCACTCCGATTCCACGCGCGGCAGGTTGTTAGCGTGTATCGCTGAGCGTAGTTCGTCCCATTCTTCGCACGCGACGCCTAGCGCCTCATGCGTGCTGGAGAATGGTCCGTAGCGCCTCTGAGCGGATGCAATACGAGCGTGCAGAAGTTCAAGAACAGAGTCGCTCACAGCACCGTATCCGCGAACAATGCCATTTGCGCCGTCGCTGCCTTGAGGTTCTCGCAGGCTTGCCGGAAATAGGAACCTTTCAGTTCAACCCCAACGAAACGGCGTCCGTACTTGAGCGATTGATAACCCTCGCTGCCAATTCCCATGAAAGGAGAAAGAACTACGTCGCCCTTGTTGCTCCACATCACCAGCGCTCGCTCGATCACGTCAAGCTGCAGAGGGCAAAGATGCTTCTCGTCGTTCTTATCCCGCGCTGCCCTGACGTTGAGAACGTTCGATTGATCCACGCTCATCCAAACCGGGGATGCCCATTCCTGCCACTGATCGAGAGGAAAGTCTTGCGGAGTGTGGCGGATTGGCTCGGCGTTGTCGCCAGGTTTGACGAACGTCAGCAGGTAATCAGGCATCCCACCGCGTGATTTCGCGCTGTCGGATTGCAGTTGCTTGTAGAGCAACCCGACGTGCTTTGTACGCGTCATCTCGACAACGGGGCATTTCCAGATCGTGCGGCGGCCGTGATAGGTCCAGCCTGCTTCTTGGTGAAGTCGGATGATCTCTCCGGAGAAGTCCTTGATTCCGACTGCGCCGTCCTTCCACTTCGTCTGCGGAAGGTCGGAACAATGTACGGCAGTTAGCCTTCCAGGCTTTGTCAGGCGGAATTTCTCTCGGACCAAATAGCCGTAATGCTCGGCAAACTCTCCGTCGCTGCTGCTGTTTCCCATGTCCGCAGCAGATTCGCTATAGACGAACAAAGATCCGAACGGCGGCGAGTAAACGCTGAAGTCAACGCAGGCGTCAGGGAACTGCGAGAGAACATCAACGCAGTCACCTTGATACGCAGTCCACTCGGCTGCATGCTGCTCGCTCAGGCAACGGATAGCCATGCTGGCAATGCTCCTTTGTGATTGGGATTGTAGGCAACCTTTACTGCTGATTCTCGGCCTGCATTGCGCTGCATCGCCGCGCGCATGGCCGTTTTCATGCCGGCGTGTTCAGAAGACTTTCGATCAAGAACGCGGCCGATCTGGTCTTCCCCTTCGGCCACGATGACGTGGCATTCAACTGGGCGAGTCTGGCCGAAGCGCCAGAAACGACGAACGGCCTGATACCAGGATTCGTAACTGAAACTGCGTCCGGCAAACGCTGTCCTAGCGCAATGCTGGAAGTTCATGCCGAAACCGCACACGGAAGGCTTTGTCACCAGAACGCGCGCAGAACCATCGACGAACGCAACCAATGAATCCTCTTTGCGCTCAACCGTATGAGAACCCCGGACCTCGACGATGCTTGGAGATCCTTTCAGGGCAGATAGGATAGCGTCTGCCTCGTAGTCGGTATCGCACCAAACGACCCACGGCTCTTTCGCTTCTCCCATAACCAGTTCAGCACACGCCTGCGCGCGCGCCTCGGCTGTCTGCCGCTTGACGTTGTGCATGTCGGTGGCCGAGACGATGGCTCCGAACAGATCGCCGCCGTCAACCGGCCTGCTATTCTCGACCTCTATGCGGTGAACATTCAACGGCGGCAGGATGAAACCGGAATCACCGAAGCCAAGGTCTGAAGGCATCGTTGCCATGCGACACCACGACGCCATCCAGTCCCAAAATGCCGTAACACCGTGCCTCTTGAGACGCCATTGCTGGCTCGCCGTGCTGGTATCGTTGATGAAGAACCGCGAAAGCATCTCGTTGGCTGCCATGATCCCGCAGAATTCGGCGTGCTGACCATGCTCCATG